TGATAATCGCCTTTGGACCCCGGCCGAGGCCGCCGAGGTGCTAGCCGTGTCACCTTGCCAGCTCTCGCATATGAGGAAGCGGGGTACCGGCCCCGCCTTTGTCAAGGTGGGTAGGTCAGTACGGTACGTCCCGGCGGATGTGGCCAGGTATATTACCGAGCGGCGCCGGGGCGGTACACTGCCCGCTACTGGGGTAATATCATGAGGTGCGGCGAGGACTGGCTCACTCGGTCTGGTAAAGCGCGCCGCGCGTTCACTCTCGAGTTGCTCCGGCTGTATGGCTGGCGCTGCTGCATCTGTGGTCTACCGATCAGGCCGGGCGATGAGTCCGTCGAACATCTAACACCGAGGTCTAAAGGCGGGCTGACGACCCTCGAGTCTTGCCGGCCGGCCCATCGGCGCTGTAATAGCTCGGTCGGTAATCGCGGATACGCGGGGCCGGGGGGCCTAATCGAGTCTGGGCTTGGATACTTCACATGAGACCGCGATGTTACGGCTGGCCGCGCGGGCGTGTTTTTTCGCTCGAGGCTGGGGCGGCTCCACCTCGCCCCTGCCGGACTTCCCTCCCCAAACCCACTATTAAAACCGGCCTGAAACCCATCCGAAAGAAGGCCCGCCCAGTATGGATGAATTGGCATTATTTAGCGTAAAAACCCCAGAAAAAAATGAGATTATCGGCGATGTCGAGCAATCATTTAAAACCCAGATCGAATACCTAGAAAAAACCGGGGTAATGAACGCGGCCCAGGCCGGCCTAAAAACTCTGGTCCTCAGATCAGCCCGCGCGGTAGACCGGATCAAACCAACAGACGCCGCAAGCGGGCAAGCCAACCTCATAAAAGCTTTGAACGAGGTATCGGCCCGCCTTCCAGAGCCAAAAAGCGAGGAAGTAAGTGTGATTGATCGGCTTACCGAGCTTTTCGCCGCTGACACGGACGAACCCGGCCCCTTCGACGTGGCACCAACTGATTAGGCTCGCTCATGGCTACTACACTTCGGACTTTTACGCATTTCCCCGCCCCAGCTCACGCGCCCCGCCGCGACTACTCTTATTACACCGAGGAACCCTCTATAACCCGCGTTGCCCGTGCCCTCGGCTTTGAACCCATGCCCTACCAACGGCACATATGGGCTATCGGAACAGAATACCGCCGTGACTCGAGAGGGCGGCGAGTCTACCATTACAACGATGTGCTTGTATCGACCCCGCGCCAATCCGGTAAAACAACCCTACTTAGACCGTTGCGCGTGTACCGGATGGTAATAAACCCGGCTACTCATCTTTTCTGCACCGCCCAGACCCAAAAACACGCCTCAAAGCGCATGTTAGACATGGTCGACGCGGTAGATCACTCTATAATTGGGCCTCTTTTTCACCCTCGGCGGGGTAAAGGCGACGCCGGCCTAACCCTTACCTGTAACGGCGCTGACCTGGCCCAGTTCACCCCGAACGAGGAAGCCGTCCACGGTGAAACCACCCCGTACGTTGATCTCGATGAGATCTGGAACTTTACCGCCGATCAGGGCCGGGCGATTATGGGCGGGATCAGACCCGCGCAGATCACCCTACACGGCCAAGCGCAGCGGTGGTACACCTCGACCAAAGGGACGGCCGCATCAACGTTCATGAACGGTATGGTTGGCGCGTCTTTGAAAGGTGAAACCCCGCGCCTGGCTTATTTTAGCTGGGAAATGGCCGAGGGCGCCGACCCATACGATCCGGCCGTCTGGTGGTCCTTTCACCCCGCTTTAGGTAACACGATTACCGAGGAAGCCCTCCGCGATGAAATCGACCTACCGAGAGGGGAATGGCTTAGAGCATACTGTAACCGGCTTACTGAGGTTGCTGCGACCCTCATGCCTTTGGAGGATTGGGACCTACTCGCCGAGGACTTTCCCAAGCTGGCCCCGCCGGCCCTGGAGGACGTGACAGTAGGGTTTGATCTCGCCGCCGGTAATGAGTGCGCAGCGGTAGTTGCCTCATGGACCACCCCGACCGGCCGGCCCGTCGGCAAGCTATTGCACCAAGCCCCCGGTACCGGGTGGGTAAAAGACTACCTCGAGGACCTTACCGCGCGCGGGGTAAAAGTCTTTGCCGCTGACTCGAAAGGCCCCGCCGCCCGCCTTGTTGACGCACTCGCCGACCAATTACCCGTTAAGGCGCTTAGCTTTTCCGAGCGTGCCCTTGCCGATCAGACTCTCCTAACTGCCGCCCGTGACGAGGCAAAGCTAATCCAAGACGGATCAAAAGCTTTTCGGATCGCTATCGCTAACGCCCAAATACGCCGCCGCAACGGAGTTGATCTATTCGACCGCGACCGGTCGACCGCTCCGATACCCTCCCTAATCGCTCTCTCGATAGGCATATATGCCCATACGCACCAAGTCGCCGAGGTAACCCCGCTGATCGTAGCCTAGGCGGATCGTAAAGGCCCGTAAAGGCCTGTAACGGTTGCCCAGCCTGGCCAAACGCGCGCCCGGCGGCCTAGCCTCTGGGCTATGAGCATTACCCGCGCGATTAGCCAATGGCTGAAAGGCCCAACCGCAACCCGACAAGCTGCCGGCGGGGCTGGGATAAGCATCCCTCCGGCCCTAAGACGCTCCGAAAACGCCTCGCTTTCGGTATCGGCGGCATGTGGCCTGTCTGGTGTCTATCGCGCGATCCAGATCATCGCGACCTCCGTCGCCCAGCTACCCCTACAAGTCGAGCGATCCGGCACTACCGTCACCGAGGGAGTTCCCCCGTACGTTCGCCGCCCGAACCTACATCAATCCCGCTCCGACTTCCTCGAGGCCCTTGCCCTGTCCCTAGCATCCGGGGGAAATGCCTACATTATGGCAACCGGACAAGGCCGGGACATGCTACTCGAGGCCCTCAACCCCGCCGAAGCCACCCCGATTGTAGACCCAAAAACCGGGGCAAAAACAGTTTCGTATCGGGGCCGGACCTACGGCGCGGACCGTATCCAGCACCTAGCGCTAATGCCCCTGCCCGGCTCTCTCTTTGGTCTCGGCCCGATCCAGGCCGCCCGCGTCGAGCTCGCCGGCGCTTTGGACATGCGCGACTATGCCGCTAAGTATTTCCGCGATAGTGGCCAGCCAGCCGGAATCTTGACTACCGACCAGGACGCAACCCAAGACCAGCTAAAAGCCATGCGCAACGCGTGGAACTACCGGGACGCCGACGGGGTGCCCTTGCCGGTCGAGGACAACCCCGCCCGTGTGCGAGTCCTGTCCAAGGGAATGCATTACACGCCCCTTTTCATCAACCCCCGCGATGCCCAATGGATCGAAGGCAGGAAGATGAGCGCGGTCGACATTAGCCGACTTTTCGGTATACCTGCCTCGCTCATGCTCGCCGCTGTCGAGGGCGGAAGCAAGACCTATTCCAACCTCGAACAAGAATGGTTGAGCTTTATCCGCTTCACCCTAATGACTTACACGCGGAAGATCGAGGAAGCCCTCACCGCCCTCGCCCCGAATGGGCAAACCATCCGATTCAACTTCGAGGCCTTCCTACGCCCCGATACCCTAACGCGCTATCAAGCCCACGAGATCGCCCTTAGAAACGGCTTCCTAACGCCTAACGAAGTCCGAAAGATCGAGGGCTTAAACCCACTCGAGGAAGATCAAACCAATGCAGAACACTAGCCCGCTAGAGGGACTACAGACCCGCGCTCTGGCTGACCTTACCGCCGATAACACCGGCGGGGCCGAAGGACGGACCATTACCGCGCTTGCTGTCCCGTACGATACCGAGACGACTCTTTGGGACGGCCTCAAAGAGAAGTTCGCGCCCGGCTCTATCGATGACACCGGCGCGATACTGCGCTATGGGCATACCGAGCCGATCGGCCGAATTATCAAAGCCGAGGACACGGACGCCGGCCGCGTCATTACTGCTGAGATTAGCGATACCGCGCGCGGGCGGGATATCGCAACCCTCATAACTGACGGTGTCTTAACCCGCATGTCCATAGGATTTGACGGCCTCGAGCACACCGAAACCGTCCAGGACGAGGCCACCCTCATAACCTGGACGGCTGTCAAAGCTCGAGAGTATTCGGTTGTCGAGTTCCCAGCATACGAAACCACCCAGATTACAGAAATTAGAGAAAGGCCAACCATGCCAACTGAGACCCAGACCCTGACCCGCTCCGACCTGACCACCGTGACCGACCCGCTAAGGGAACAGGTCGAGGACCTCAGCCGCGACCTCGCCCAGCTGCGAGAAGCCACCAGACCAGACGAGACCGAGGGCATCCCCTTCGTATTCCGCTCTCTTGGTGAGTATGCTCACGCCCTAATTGGCAAGGAATCCCGTCCTGGCGCGACCGAGCTCGCCAAGCGCGCATATGAGGGCGCGGTCATCGGCGATACCGTCGCCCGCCCTGCCTGGCTTGGCAATCTCGAGCGGCGCATCGAGCTAAAACAGCCCGTGACCAACCTTTTCACCCACACAACCGACCTGCCCGCCGAGGGGATGACGGTCGAGTACGCTCAGCGTAAAGGAGAGAGCACTGTCAAGGTTGGGGTACAGGCCAACGAGGGGGACCCGCTGCCCCTTGGCAAGCCCGCCCAGTATGAAGTCAAGTCCGCCCCGGTCCTAACTTACGGCGGCGCCGGTAAAATGAGCTTCCAGGCCATTGACCGCTCGAGCGTCTCCCTACTGGATGACCTCCTCTACCTGCAGGCCCTCGAATACGGTAGGCAGATCGAAGCGAAAACCCGCTCAGTCTTTACCGAACGGGTGAAAGCTAACACTGCCCTTGCTGTCGGCTCGATCACCGCTGGCACCGTGAACGAATGGATCGACACGATCCTTGCATTACTTGCCGCCTATGACGACACCCCTTACCCGCTAGACGGGATCGCGGTCTCGCCGGCGGTCTACGCTGCCCTTGCCAAGCTCGAATACACGCCAAAGGCGCTACAGTTTACCGGCGCGCCGGATCGCCAACAGGGCACCCTAACAGTTGCTACAGGTAGCGCGACCTTCGCTAACCTTTCTGTTGTGCGCGTGCCAGGCTGGGCGGGTAATGCTGCTGCTGGCTTTGCCAAGGAAGCAATCGCGATCAAGGAAGCGCCCGGCGCGCCTCTAAGGTTGCAGGACACGAACGTCTTGGACCTTACCAAGGACTTCGCCGTCTATGGGTACGCCGCTCATTTCGAGCCCGCCCCGGCCGCTATCCGACCAATCACCTTTACCAAGGCCGAATAAATGGTTACCGCTACCGAGCTACGAGCATACCTGCGGGCCGGGCCAAAAGCCGACGAGGCTTTTGTTGTCTCCTGCCTTACCGCCGCGACCGGAACCGTCGAGCGTCACATCGGCACCGCCTCCGTACCGGAAGAAGTAAAAGACCAGGCAATCTTGCAGGTCGCCGGTAATCTCTGGGCTCGGCGTGCCCAATCGGCCCAGCCAGGCCTAGGCGAGGGGATCGAGAGCGCGCCAGCATACTATAGGCCAGCCCTGGACCCGCTAACCCCGGCCCGCCCGATCCTTGCCCCGTGGCTGAAAGGGGCGGGCCTAGCATGATACAAACCGCAATAGATGCAATGGCTGAGGCCGCCGCTGAGGCCCTCGAGGGGACCGGCGTCCCGATCATCACAGACCCGGCAGAGGTGATCCCAGCCCTGGCAGCCGATCAAATAATCCTATTTATTGCCCCGCCAACCGAGATAACCCCGATCACTTATGAACGGCGATCTTACAAGTTCGAGCCCGCCCTCATATCACCCAATAGCGAGGACGCGGCCGGGGCCGTCCTAGCCCTTGGTGAGATTCTCGAAGACCTCGACATGGACCTCGAGGCCGAGACCACAACCCTAGAAACTCTCCAGATTGGGGCCGGGCCGGCCTGGCCCGCCGCGATCATACACACGACGATCACCCTCTAAGAAAGGCAAACTATTATGGCTTCCAAACTCAAAGAGTCTCCCCGCATCCGCGGCAAGCGCCTAGGATTCAAACTAAACGAGACCGAATACTGGCCAGACATGTCCTCTGTAACCCTGGAACCGGTCGATAAAGACGATTCCGCTACCTTCGGGTCCATCAACGTAGGCGGAACCCCGATGCAGCTAAAAGTCGCCGGTATCCAGTCGACCGCTAAAGCCTCGCTTTGGCGCTTCCTGTTCGATCACGTTGGTGAAACAGTCCCGTTTATGATCGCGGTACACGGTAATGAAAAGCCCACCGACGACCAGCCGCACGTTACCGGTAAATGCACGATTGAAAAGCCTCCGGCCTTGTCTACAGAGGTTAACGAGACTGCGACTTTTGAGCTCGAGCTACCCGTCGAGGACTGGACCCTCACAGGCGGTACCGCCGCGCCTTTGGGCTAAAAATGAGTCGAGACAAGGGCGGCAAATACGCTGGCTTAAACGCCCGCATTAGCGGCCTAAACGAGACTATTAGGGACTTGAACCGGGCCGGCGCGGCCGCAACGGACATGCGTGATCTAATGCACTCTGTCGGCATAATTGTAGTACGCCGCGCCGCCGGACTCGTCCCATTAAAGACCGGGCGGCTAAAAGGCTCTCTCAGAGCCGGCCGAGGCAAAACTAAGGCTGTATCGAGGGCCGGCGGGGCGCGCGTGCCATACGCTCCGGTAATTAACTACGGGTGGCCGCGCCGGCGTATCCGCGCGGTGCATTTCCTCGACCAAGCCCTCCGAGATACCCGCGCCGCACAATTCCGCGCCTTCGATGAGGGCATCGAGAAACTACTAAAAAAGAACGGAATGAAATAAGAAAATGGACACCTCCGCAATGCTTGACCGCCTGACCATGGGCGAACTCGAACAATTTGAAAAAATTAGCGGACTACCAATGGACGAAATGGGTAGCCCTGGCACCCCTAAAGCTGGCCTACTAATCGCCCTCGCATACATTGCCGCCCGCCGTAACGGCACCGGCGAAACACTCGAGGATATCCGCGCCCTGCCAGTGAGCAAGGTCGAGGGCATCGTCGAGACCGTCCTCGGCGTCGAGGACGAGCCGGACCCTACCCAGCCGCTAGGCGACTAGCCGCCTTCTGCCTAGCGACAGGCCTACCCCCGTCCGAATACCGCGCCCTTACCCTCGCCGAATACACCGCCTTTTGCCAGCTAGTGAAAGAAAGAGCTAAACATGGCTAAACATACTGTTATCGTCTCTCTCCTTGCCGAGGTGAAAGACTTTACAAAAGGCTTTGAAGACGCCGCCAAAACCTCGAAAAGTTTCGGCGCGAAACTCGGCACCATTGGCAAGCTCGGCGCTGGCGCCGCCGTAGGGATTGGGACCGCGATAGCCGGCCTTGCCGCAAAAGGCGGCTTTGCACGCGCGATGAAACTCGAGGACGCGACCAAGAAACTCACCGCCCTTGGGGTCTCAGCAAGCAGGGTAAAACAGATCTCAGCGGACGCACTCAAAGCCGTAAAGGGAACAGCCTACGGTCTCGATGAGGCTTCCACGGCGGCGGCCTCGGCTTTCGCTGCTGGCATCAAACCCGGTAAAGACATGACCCGATACCTGACCCTTGTAGCTGACTCGGCTCAAATTGCCGGGGTTGGCATGGGCGAAATGGGCGCTATCTTCGGCAAAGTCGCAACTAACGGCCGCGTATCGGCTGAGGAAATGAATCAGATAGCCGACCGGGGCATCCCAATCTATAAAAAGCTTGCCGACCACTACGGCGTAACAGCGGACGAGCTCCGAAAGATGGTAGCCGCCGGTAAAGTCGATCTCGCCGGCTTCCTAGCCGCTATGGAGGACACGGTCGGGGGCACCGGCAAGGTAATGGCAGATACCACGCGTGGCCAGTTCGCTAATTTCATGGCCGCGATAAACCGGCTTGGTGAGGTTGCTGTCTCGCCTGTATTCCCAGCCGTGAAAAAAGCCCTTTTTGAGATGACTGTCGCCGTCGATAACGTCACGGCAGCGATCGCTCCGGCCGTGCAAAGGCTTGCTGAGTGGCTTGGACCGCGTTTGGAGGCCGTCCTCGACGGTCTCGGGGAAAAGCTTACCGGCGGGCTAAAAGACAAGCTCGGCGCGGCGGCCGAGACCGCCGAGGCCGGAATGGCTAAACTCTCCGAAGGCCTATCTAGGATTAGGACCTCTGAGATAGGGCAGAAGATCACCGGCGCTCTAAGTACTCTACCGGCTCAGATTGGCCCCGCTCTCGCTCCGATAGCCCAGGGGCTAGGCTCCTTCCTTAGCTCAGTAATGCAGACGGCCGGCCCGGCCCTGTCCCAGCTTGGCGACATGCTCACTTCCACCCTCGGCCCGGCCCTATCCCAGGCGGCCCCGCTGATTGGCCAGCTAGTGACCTCCCTGTCACCGATGAGTATCATCTTTCAGACTTTGGCCCCCCTCGGCGCTCAGATCGGCCAAGTATTAGGGCAGATAGCCCTAGCGGTCGGTCAACTCCTTATGAGCGCGCTACAAGCAATCCTGCCCGTACTGCCACAACTTGCCGAGGCCTTTACCAATATTGCCGGTCTCCTTGCCGGGGCCCTCTCAAACGCTCTGGCACAGCTTTTGCCCGTACTGGCACAGCTCATAGGCCAAGTAGTATCTGCTCTGGTTCCGGTCCTTCCGCAGCTTACCCCTTTACTGACTGGGATCGTTGACGCTTTCACCGCCCTAATTGGGGCGGTAGCACCGCTGCTGCCAATGCTAATTACCTTCGTTGTACAAGTCATCCAAGCTCTTTTGCCTACCCTGCCATCTATCGCTCAGCTGCTAGGCACGGTTGCCCAGGTAGTCGGCACCCTGCTAAGAGCACTATCGCCTTTACTTCCAGCTATTGGCCAGCTTGTAATGACTGTTCTCTCCGCGCTCATGCCAATACTGCCAACCCTGGTAAACGCCCTCGGACTAGTCGCCCAGATCGTAGCCGACGTCCTAAACGCTGCCCTTAGCGCACTTTTGCCGATCGTCACCCCGATAATCTCGGTTATCTCGACCCTCGCCCAGATCCTAGCCTCTGTCCTTGCCGGTGCAGTCTCAACAGCCGCCGGGCTAATATCCGGTGTGCTAAACGGTGCTCTCGCGATCGGCCGGTCTATGTGGTCGGCTTTCTCATCGACCGTCCTCGGCGTAATCGGTGGGATCGCACGCGGTATCGCTTCCTTCGTAGCTGGTATTACCGGCAAACTCTCGGCGGGCTGGTCCCGTATTACCGCCGGGGTACAAGGCGCAATGAGCCGCTTTACCGGAACTATCAGCAACGGAATCTCCAGAGCGGTCGGATGGATCGCCGGCTTACCCGGCCGGGCCGTCTCTGCTGTGGGTAATCTCGGCTCTGCGCTCACCTGGGCTGGCCGATCATTAATTCAGGGATTTATCGACGGTATAATGTCGGTCTTTCATAGGGTGCGCTCTACTCTGTCTCGATTAACTAACCTGCTGCCTTCCTGGAAGGGCCCAGCGAGTAAAGACGCGCGCCTCCTTAGGGACAATGGCCGTCTAATCATTGGCGGGTTTATCGACGGGCTCGAGGACCGCTACAGCGCCGTTCGGGCATCCCTAAGCGGGCTAACCTCCGGTCTGAAAGTCCCAGGCATTGGTGAGGCGGGACTGCTACCTGCTGGCGGCGGCCTGACTGTTAATAACTACTCGATCAATCTCGAAGTAAAAGCCCTCGACGCTACCCCTGAAACAGGGCGGCGTATCCGCGACGCGCTCGATCAATGGACCCGCGTAAATGGAGGCAGATAGCCATGCAACTCCCTGTTAGCTGGCACGATTTCACGCCAACCCCACGATTTCAAAACCCATACGTATTTGATCTAACCCAAGCCGGGCGCGCAGTCTTTACTGCTACCGACCTTATCGCAGGCCACAAATACACTATTAATGCTCTCGCGGCCGAGAAAGTCTTTTACTCTCTGCCTGGTAGGTCCTACCCAGCCAGCCCCGGCGAGGAAGTAACCCACACCTTCACAGCCGAGACGGCCGAGGTCGAGGTAATAATGACCGGGCCGGCCTCACTGACATTGCAGAAATTCACCCTAACCGACCACGCCCAAATCAACGCCGAGCCACACCCGGCCCAGGTCCTCGGACTGTTTGCCTACCTACCAGTAAAAGGCCTCGGCGCCTTCTATCTTGGTACCTCCCGCCTGAACGTGGACGCACTCGACCGACCCGCCGCCGGCGGCGATACCTTCATCCTTGACCGTTCCAGGCTCAATCAGGGCCGCTTACAAGCCCCCGTGCGCACAGTGGCCTGGCAAAACATTATTAGCCCTGTAACCAATATTGAAACATCCAGGGGCAATGACGCGGCTGGTCCGGTCCGTAAAGCCCGCGCCGGGACCATGGAAGTAACAGCAGCCGGCGGCCTTGACCCGCGCGTTACCGGCATGCGGCAAGGCACCCCGATAAGGCTAGTACATTGGCCAACCCGCCAAGCCATCTTTACTGGAGAGGTAATCAATCTAAAATATGACCCCGCCCGGCCCGGCTCGGCCGTTCCGTACCACGTCAAGATCACCGCTGCTGATGCAGTTGCCGAGCTCGCTAACATTACCCGCTACGGCGCGATAGGACCATACCAAGGACGCAACGGGGCCGAGTTATTCCCCGATCGGACCCGGCGCCTTATGGGATCAGCAAGGGGCCGCCAATACTGGATAAACGGTACCAGCCAGATCGAATTAGCCCCTACCACCTGGGAAACTAGCCTTGCTAATTACCTCGACGCCCTAACCGCCTCGGTAGGTGGCTTCTGGCGCGTAGACCGAGACGGGCGCCTGCTGATCTCTGCTGAGCCCGAGCTTAGGGATCCTTTCCCCTTCCACCTTACCGACGAGGCCGAAACCGACCCGGATGCCCACGTCTGGTCCTACACGCAAGCCGCGACCGGTTGGGAGATTTCAACAGCTGTAACAGACATCGAGGCTAATAATCACTCGGCACGATGGGATACCGAGCGTCTCGAGTGGGAACAAACTGACCAGACCGTCAGTCATTCCCGCTCTGATGTGCCCTACAGGGGCGCTAGAGCATCCCTAGATCTCATGCTGTACAGGCAAGACCAAATATCGGGTGTCCTAGCCGCTCTGATCCGCCAAGCCGAACAGGTTCCACCGCCCGCCGAGATAACCCTCCTTGCCTCCACTAAGACACGAACCTCCCATAAAGGCGCATTGATGGCCGCCGCTGTCATGCTCGAGACCATGCTAACTGCACGAGTAACCGCGCGTGGTGAGACCATGCGCGGCCTAATTGTTGGCATAAAACACCGGATAACTCCCTACCGGTGGGAAATTGCCCTAGAGCTTACCCAACCCATGAAAGGACAAATTAGATGAAACAGTACACGCCCGGCCAAATACTCACCGCCGAGGACCTTAACAAGTCTTTTGCCGAGACAAATCGCGCTAATAAGGTAGTCATCGAGGGCAAAGAGTACGAAGTTAGCGGGCTTTTTCGGTCCATCCCTAAGTTTAGCTACTCCCAAAAAGGCGACTGCTATGTCGCGACTCTACGCTTACCCGCCCCTTACATTCCCCCCGATGGGTACTACTTCGAGGCTTTCGCGGCCTCAACTACCGGCTTCACTTTCGTTCAAACCTGCTCGACTGCCCTTGTCGAGGGGACCGTTAACTGCCGAGTTCTACAAATCGCTTCCAATAACACCGGCGCCCTCGGGACCGTCGGCTGGCGTCTAACTTCCATGCAGAAAGGCTAAAAAATGGGATTTGAATATCGAACTAACTTGACCACGCCTAACCGGTGGGCAGGTGGAAATGCCCGCGTTTCTGTAACCTTCCATCACTTCGGCGATCCCTCCCAATATGCCAACAAGAGGACCGCCGCGACCGCCGTCGCTGACTTTTTCATGAGTGAGACCGCCGGCGTGTCAGCTCATTTTGTTATCTCTCATGATCTCGTCTACTGCCTCGCCGCGTGCTCTGATCGGACCTGGTCCACTGGGACAAGGGCGGGGAATAACTCGACTATCGCGATCGAGCTCAACCCACACGCAGACCCCGCGACCAGAGAATCGGCGGCAATGTTACTGGCCGTGCTTTGGCACTGGTACCCGCACTTAGCCGGTAAAACCCCGCTGCCTCATAGTTCATGGGTCCCGACCACCTGCCCTGGGAAATACCTCGGCTTGCTAACCCAGATCAGAGACCGGGCGGCGCAGCTTTACCCAGCCGTTGACCCGGACCACCCCGGCAAACTCAAAGCCGACGGGGCTGCCCCAGTAGGTAAATACCCAAAGAGCCCCGCGACCGCCTCGGCCGCCCGCCTTGCCCCTGATGGGTACTGGGGTACCGAGACTACTCGAGTCTTCCAACAGTTTTTCGGTACCCCGGCCGACGGCCTGGTCTCATCCCAGCCGAGAGCCTGGCGAGGGTGTAATCCCGGCCTAACCTCCGGGTGGGAATGGACCGACCAGCCAGCCGGCTCTGCCCTTATCTTGCACTTGCAAAAACTCTGGAATATGCCGGCTCCGACCTGCGACGGCCTGATTGGCCCAGCGACTATAAAAGCCATGCAAACCTACTATAAAACGCCTATCGACGGGCGCCTAGATGGCCCCTCACCCGCGATCGCCGCATTGCAGCGGATCGTTAACTCGCGCTTTTCGAAAGGGAAATAACCCATGAGTAAACACCGCGCCCCTGGATTGCCACCGATCCCACCGGCCGCCCGCCGCTACCTCTACGGTATCGTTACAGCTCTTGTCCCTCTCCTCATTGCCTATGGAGTCCTCGAGGCTACACAGGCCGCTCTATGGCTCGCTCTGGCAGCCGCTGTCCTGGGGACTGGGACTGCCCTCGCGCATACCCCAAAACACCGAGATGATGAAGATAATGGATCAGATCGCCCCAATAATTAGCGCTTTGGGCGGCCTTGGCGGTATTGGCGCTCTAATAACTGCCCTGGCCACCTACCGCCGCACCGATCAAATCAAAGCTGAAACAAAAGACTTACGGCCTCCAGACGGGCCCTCACTTGTCGACCGAGTCGGTGAAATAGCCGAAATGGTACAAGCGCTGACTGCGCAGGTAAATACGCTCTATCTAGACGAGGTGAACACGCACAATGAGCTACGCGGGCGCATCTACCAAATAGAAAGGGAATGCAAAAGATGTCCTAAGCCGCGCCGAGCGCGGCGGCCCTAAGCTCTGAGGCCGGCACCGCAATGTACTGGATAGTTGTATCTGGCGAGGCATGACCCAACAGCTTTTGCACCGCGACCAGGTTCGAGCTCGCAGCATACGCGCGCGAAGCGAACCTGTGTCTAAGCGCGTGCATAGTAACACCTGCTGGCATTGCCCGCCCAACTAGCTTGCCAACCCACGCAGGCGAGAGATGTCCGCTATCGCGGCCGGGGAATACATACCCCGGCCCGGCGTCCTCAACCGCCCCGGCAAGGTCATCCGAGATCGGGACAACCCGTTGCTTACCACCCTTACCATGCACAATCAGCGACCGGCCCGTTAGATCAGCAATCAGATCAGAAGTATTTACCCTGGCAACCTCACCGCGACGAAGCCCCGCCTCGGCGGCTAACCTGACCATGAGCCAGACTCGCCGATCGGTAGAATGCAAGCCCTTTTGATAAGAAAAGTCATCGGCGGGATGAGGGGCGGCCGGGCCCTTCCTAATCCCAGGGATTACAGGCGCCTCACTCACTCGCCCAGTCTGAAACGCCCAAGTGTAAAAAAGACGCGCCGAATCATGCACGCTTTTCCGAGTATTCACAGACCAGGTCGCCCGGCCGGAGTACTTAGCAAACATAGCCGAAGTAACCTCGCCGGGCCCGGCTGGCTCCATAGCCCGCGCTAACCGTTTTATCCAATCGGTCCGCATTCTGACAGTCTCGACAGACCGGCCCGCCGCATAAAGAGAGACCTCCCACTCACTAATGAGCCCGGCCCAGGCCGGCGGGGTATGCTTACTCATTCTTAACTCTTTTCCTTAGGCCCTGTGGATTAGAGAAATATTAAGCGGCAAGTGAAAAGGGGTAAAAATGCCAATCCCGAGGTTGCAGGTTCGAGTCCTGTCGGGGGCGCCACTCGTCACCGGGCGCAGGCGTCATGAGTGCCCAAGGGGTTGTGTTGAATAGTGTTGCGATCGACTCAAGGTCGCTGATCTTCCACTCTGTCTTCCCGGTCATTCGGTTAGAGATTTGAGTCTGATTGATCCTTAACGCCCTTGCTAAATCTGATCCGGTCCATCCTGCCCGCGTTAAAAGCAGCTTGATATTAAGGGTAGTGATATCGCCTGCCGAGGTCGGTCTCGCCAATAGTGTAGTGCTCAT